TATAAACAGCCTTTATAAGTCCAGTTATAAAATCAATAACTGTCAAACCTAAAAGTGCATAAATAAGTACATCTAAACCACCAAAAATAAAAGAGAGCAAGCCACCGCCTACTCCCACAACAACTGATGTAATGTTAAAAATTTTTTCCATTTTATTCTGCCTCCTTAGTTTGCTTTACTCCATCTATATACAACTGAAAATCTAAATTTCCAAACTGCTCATAGATAGTTGTCCCTTTGCTTTGTATATTAAACATAAATCCATCATTGCCTACTAGTGTACTTCCGATTATAATACTATTAACTGTATTTCCTCTCACATCAATAGTGTAATACCTATCATAATAATTGCTATAGTTAGTTTTTATTCTGCAACCGGTCATAATCATATTTTTTGCAGAATTTGTTATCGTTATTGTTGTTGGAGTATTAACATCTGCAGCCTGTGAAGGTATTGTTTCTTCCAGTGTTAAATTTTCTAGTCTGATTTTATTTACATTGTCGATATGTAAAAGTCCTGCACCTATATAACCGACTGACCTTTCACTTTTTAATGCAATATTTTTTATGTATACATTGTTTAATTCTGTGCCATTACCAATATTTACCGTTCCTCCATTAGTAAATATAAATTCTGTACTTCCGTTTTCTGCCCCTATTAATGCTATAGGCTTGTTAATTACTAATATTACACTGTTTATAGTGTAAGTGCCAGCGAGAAAATGTATAGTCGAATTGTTAGGAACTTTGTTTATTATATTTGCTATTTTGTTTCCGTCTTGTGACATATCTTTTATGTCACATATATAATCAGCGTACTTCTTTAACTCCTCGTCACTGTCACTTGATGCAACGACGTAACAAGTTTTAACCAAACCGTCTAACCCTAAATTTTTAATGGCATTAGAGGCTGTTGCAGCCCCCGTACCACCCTTGCTGACAGGCAAAACACCTTTTATCCCTGTTCCACTTAAAACATGTGAATGATTATCTATGTCTGCTTCCAGACTTGCGATATTTGTATCTGTAATTTTTGCAAACGCATCTAACTTGTCAGCATTGTTATTAAAATCCTCTACATTGTAATCTTCCGTCCTCAGCGGCTTTGTAAGTCCAAGAGTTGAAGTTTTATTCGGCATAATTATTCCTCCTGTTCTTTATCCTCGATTTCTTTCCAATTATCGACATTTTCAGCAAAAACATCAACGCAGTATGCTGTCTTTCCTGTCTGTGTGTTCTGTAATACCTTTCCTTCGTCTGCAATTAATCTTTTTAAATCTCTTGTTCTCATTTTTTATTCCTCCCACATAATTTCAGCATTTGTAGCACCCCAAGGGGCATTTTTAATACTGTCTGTACTTTTCTTTATCGTTATAGTTTTTAAGCTAGGACAATTAGCAAAAGCTGTACTGTCTATACTCGTTACACTTGTAGGAATTGTCACATCTGTCAAAGCTGTGCAACCACTAAAGCAATTAACACCTATTGTTTCTAAAACATTTGGCAATTTTATGTTCGTTAATTTTGTACAACCGGAGAATGCCCCCGCTAAAGTTGTAACTGATGTTGCGCTTATATCACATTCCTTTAAAGCAGAATTACTAAAAGCGTTGCCGCTAATAGTTGTTATAGTATTTCCTCCTTTAAAATTTTTTAAGGAAGTATAAGCTAAACTATACATGAATATATTTTTCACTGTTTCAGGTAGGTCTATTTCTTCGATACTTGTTCCTGCCAACGAAAATTGTTGCAGCGAAATAACACCGTATGGGATATATACATTTTTTATTTTTGCCCTATACTCTTTATCATTTTTCCATGTCGCAAGCAAATTATTGATTGTTGTAATGTTTAAATTCTTAGTACCGTCTGACAGCACATTTGGAACAATGACTTCATCACTTTTTATTGTTGAGTAATCAATAATAAATTTGCCAGAACCACTACCTTTGCCTTCTGTTGTAGCATCCAACACAATACTTTTCTGCTGTCTAAAAGTATCGTCATCTTGAATAGGGTTATCGTGATTAAACCCCCAAACAATATTAGAGTTGTAATTACTACTGTCTATAGCCGTAACTATAGACCCTAAGTCAATTTGACAACTTGTGTCCAACTCTAAATTTGCTAATGCGTTTTTTCCTAATTTCTTCACTAAGCTACACCTCCTAAATTTACATAACTGACTGCACTCTCGCTTAATAACTGTGTTATTGTATCTGCACTGTCTGTATAAATATCTACTCCATTGTTTGTGCTGTTATAGATAACCTCGTGTGCAATGTCGATATAAGACAAAGTTTCTTCCGAAGACAATGCAGTTATTACATTACACTTTTCTACAGCCCCTATTACAAGCCCCTCATTTGCGAGATACTTACTGTTAAGAGCTATACTGTTAAGCAACTCTACAGACTTGTCGTATACTTCTTTAGCTTCACTCAGATTTGTTTTACACTCATCTAGCAAGCTATTTACATTATCTTGTATCTGTGTAAGTTCACTGACTGCATTCTCTCTTGTAGAGTCTATAGCACTTGTGCTAGCAGATACTTCACTTTTGTATGCGTCTAACAATGTCTTGCAACTTTCCCAGTCTGCTTCGATTTTATTGTATTTTGTTAAAAGCTGTTGGTATAATGTGTCTGTTGGCTGTGATACAAGCCCACCAAGCTGACCAGTTGCTAATACATTTATCTCTACTTCTGTGCTTGTAAGAGTGTTCCCACCTACCAAAGATACAGTTAAAACACCCTTGCCTGACAGAACCTCCCAAGGCACGACACATTCCTTGTTATCGTCTAAGACCATATCGTAACAAGTTCCTCCATCTTTACTAAAAACGGCCACAATAGGATTAAGGTCGTCCCAGTCTGAATTTAACGTAAATCTAGCACTTAACTCGTTCTGGGTATACGCTACAACTTTGTTTAAATCCGTTCTTCTCAAATTTGACCCTGTTGCTTTAAACTCAATATATACCATTTTCTCCACCTCCTACTTGTTCAATACTGCATCTTCCCTTAATTTTTGATGCGTATATTTACTTAATTGTTCGTGTGTAAATCTACCTAATATCTCATGTGTGTTATATAGAAGTCCGAAGTCTATTATCAAATTCGCGGGAACAACCTCGTCCAACATTCGCCTTACTTCTTTTTCGTACTCTTTTGTATCTAGTGTTAAAGATACTTTTAGCCTGTATTCTTTAAAGTAATAATCGACTTTGTAATTCCCTTTACCAACGATAGCCGAAAGTCTTTGATTTAATGTAAGCCCAAACGAATTTAGTCGACTTAAAATTCTGAATCTTCTAAACTCTATATCTGTACTAGAATTGGAAATATTTAAAATCTTTTCCCACCTGTCTAGGCCAACCCTTTCGGCAGTAGTCACAAAAAGCTCGTTCGTGAGGCTGTTAATCTCAGTTTTTAAATTGTCTAATTGTAAATCTTCAGATTCACCTAAGATTTTAAACTCTCTAATTTCAGCTAAAACGGGGGGTAAATATTCTATTATTTTCAATACTTACGCCCCCTTTACAACCAATGTTTCAAAATTGAAAATTTCATTCTCTTTGGCTTCTAATGTTCTAGTTGTATCGTCGCCAAATGTAAGGCTTGCAATATCTTGTATTTCTGTGATTTCTGCAAGTCTAGCAATAAGCTGATAACTACTTACAGTGAGCTTTGTATTGTCTTCCCACTTAGCATTAACCTCTTTAATATAATCTTTAATAATATCGTTTGCTTTTATTGTTACTGTTGCTTCATCGGCACCGTTCTGTAAAAGCCAATTTATATTAATCGTCACGCCTTTTAAATCAACGCCAGCAACAGAAACAACGTGTCCAATAGGAGCTAATCCATCACCTTGTCCTTCCGTTTCTGTCGGGTCTAGTGTCTTTTTTACGTTCTTTATAAGCTCTACACTAGGTTCACCATCTTCCGAAGAAGTAAATATAATACCTACTGTTCCCCCACCATCCGGAGTTCGAACGACCTTGCATTGCCCAACACCTTCTATATCTTTTACCCACTGCTTGTACTGGGCTTTATTTCCTTGGTAGGCCGGGTTGTTTATCAGCTCAAAAAACCTGTCCCTAAAACTTTCTGTGTCCTCGGCATCTTCTCCATAAACAAGAATTTCCGTTAATTCTGCTGTTGTGAGGTTTAAAATATTGTCATAAGGCAATAATGTTCCCAACTGGCTATTGCCTATAGTTCCGGCAGCGTTGCACTGCATTTTGTACACATAAGAATCATCTATTTGCTCTATCGCTGTATAAGTTAAGTCCCCTAAGCTAAATTTAGAACCTATTTGGACTTCTGCATCAAATACGCCTTTTAAGATGGCTTTTGTAGCACTTTTTGGACTAATGCCCCTTTCGCCTGCTAGTCTAATAAGGTAATCTCTTTCTGCTGTATCTGCGTAAGCATTGTTTAAAACAATATCTAAGCACACAAATACATTTGCCAATTCTAGGGCAATAGGCGAAAGGGCGTCAAATATTATACTTCCTTCACGCTTATCTATATCACTAGGCACATTTCTAAACATATCTGACAGTATTTTTTCGTATGAATAGCTTTCAAACATTTATTTCCACCCCCTCCATTTTTAAATCTCCGTATTTGGTTTTTATGGTAAAGTTTATTAAAAATTTTCCACCATTTACGGTATATGAAAAATCCTCAACACTTTCTATTCTTTCGTCTTGTAACAAAGCCTCAGGAACCCTTAGCATAAGCATAGGAACAACATAGTTTTCTTCTCGACCGTAAAGGTCCTTTAATTCTATGCCATACTTATGGCTATACATAATATAGTCATATCTTTCAGTTTGTAATATTAAGTATACAGACTGCTCAACAGTTTTTAAATAGTCTTCAACTGTTCCTTGTACAATTTTCTTTTCCTTGTCTATATAGTAGGTTTTATTAGGTTGGCTTACTATATCTAGGTCTGTCATAATTTGCACATTGCTCGACTGTGGTAACATTTAATCACCATCCTTTTTAATTACATCTAGGCATAAAAAACGCTGACCCCCTTGCTGTCGCAAAAGTATCAGCTTGTCACCATTTTCTATGTTTGATGTTTTAATACTTCCAAATTCAATAAAATCAGAATCTAGTTGTAACTTTGTTTCTAAACTTACTTTTAAAGGAGATGTTTCTACCACATTTCCATAGACCCATGTAACAGGCTTTGTTGTCTGAATTGTTTCTAATGCAATAGTCTTTATAACTTTAAGTAAATCATCCATTACTTCCCATCTCCCCTACAAAATTCTTTTGACCAGCCAATTCTAAGTCACAAGTATATGTTGAATTAAAGTTGTGTGTGGCCTTAGTAATAAAAAAGCAAGCCATATCATATTTTACATCTCCCACGTTAAGAGAGAGGTAAAGGCTTGCTCCTGCTCTTAGATTAATATTTCCAAAACATCCGGTAACTTTTAAGGTGGTTCTCTTACTTTTATAAAGATTTAGGTAAACCATACCAACTGTTGCTGGATTATCGTCTTCTTCTAATTTTACTGTCTTTTGCAACACACCCCATTGATTTATGAGGTCGCCATCTTTATAGATATATTTATCTCGGTTACCTGTTGTATCGTCATCTTTATAGCACTGTATTGTGTTATAAACATTATCATCAATACTTGTTTTGTAGCTAAAATCTTCAGCTGTTTGAGTGGTAAGCCAATAATTTGTTTGTAATTCTTTTATGCTTTTTAAACACAAAGTGCCAAAATCGTCATACAGGATATACAGTTGTCCTGTATTGTAAAGGGTAGATAACCTTGCATTTTTACACATATCAAAAATGCTTATATCATCTTCGATTCTCGTATCTAAGTATTCTGTATCGTCTATATCTCCAACTGTAAGCCCAAAATCGTTAGCAAATTGTTTAATCATATCGGAATATTTTCTGTTTTTGTAGCAGTAAGTATCCTTGTTTTTAAAGTACCTTAACTGGTCATAGGCTGTAACCTCTATGTTTCCATCTTTAGATTTTGTCTTTTCAAAAATATAGCCATAAAATACGCCTTTTCCGTGCACTCTAAAAGAAACTGCATCCCCCTCGGTAAAGTTTACTTGTCCATCATTTAAGACAGTAAATTTTAACTGTCCACAAGTGTCGGCATATTCAGTTGTCCAAATTACTGTATCGAGAATGATTGGAATATAGTCTGTTAATTTATGTATTATGTGTAGCTCGAATTTAAGATTTTGGTTTACACCCGGGCGTATCGCTTTAGCCCTTACATCAGACCCCACATTAACAACACTAACAATAGAAGTAGAACACAGTGGGACCTTTTCGGAAGAACTATCTTCCATTTCAACTCCGTCAAAATAATTACCAAAGTTTTCTACCTTTGTAATGGTTTTTCCACCCCAAGAAGGGTGACAAGAAGGAGTACCTGGGTTTGCGTGCATAGGCTCTGTGTACCAAGTTGTTTTATCTACAACAAACTCTATTACACAACTACCGTTTAGGTGTCCCCACTTATTGCATCCGGCATCGCTTTGGTTCTTTATATCTCCAATAATACACTTAATAACATTTCCATCGCTCTGGTACACATTAATATAATCACCAACTTTACCATAAGTTGTGGTACAGGCTACTACATACCTGTTATTAATAATGCCAAAGCCCTCCGAATCGAAGTTTTGCCCAGCTTTATCCCTTAACTTGTACTGCTGTGAACTCTTAGATGTTATGCACTGCCAACCCATATAGGTAAAAACACTACCCAATCCACTGGGTAATGTTATTGTCTTTTGAGGTGAGGTTGCATTAGTAGATGCACTATCTTGCGTAGTCTGTCCTGCACCTTTGGGCTTAGTGCCACCTTGCCAACCCCAACCTAAGTAGCCTTTCGGCTTGTCCATCGAAGTAATTTGAACCTGACCCCAGGCATGTATGATTTGTCCACCACCAAGGTAGATGGCAGCGTGGCCATCGCTATTACCATTAGAATAATAAGCTACAGCACCAATAGGAATATTTTTGTCTTTCGATATGCAATATTTTTTATATGCTGCTGTTGCACTTCCAGGGTTGTCCGAAACATAAATTCCCGCTGCTTCATAGCAAACACGAACAAATGCTTGACACCTTTGGTTGTAAGCGTATGACCCTATAAGAGCCTTTGCGTGAGCAATAATCAAATCAATCTGTGTCGACATTCTACCACCTCCTACTTTAGTTTTAGAACCTGTCCTACATAGATTTTGTTTGCGTTAGGCAAGTTGTTTAACTCTACAATGTCCTTGTATTTGCTAGCATCATCATAATACTTCTTTGCTATGTTTATTAAACAGTCGCCTTTTTGTACTGTATATGTCGCTGGGACTTCTTTGTCGTCCTGCCTTTCTGTTTCTGTAGTTGCTGTAGCAGTTCCTTTCTTGTCAGAATCTGAGCTGTCTGTGGTCGTATCTGTAAGGGTTATAGTCCTTGTGTAGTAAGGAATGTACTCCTTTAACTTTAAAGAAACAACCATATCCATACCGTTACTGTCAGCGTCTTCTTCTACTTCATATTCTTCTATAGTAACAGGCTTAGAGGTTACTATGCCATTACCCCTTACATCTAAAGTAGATGCCATACCTTTATCATAGCCGTTACCTAATTTGGTACGGTAAATCATAAATGGGACTTGCTTATTATTTGCATAAATATCGTGCAAATATTTAAGGTAGTAGTCTTGTGGGTAAGTTATAATTTTCCCAGTCAATCTGTCAATCTGTTTGTTTGCATAAGGAACCTCTGGGTCTTTTGGCAGAACTACATCAAACTTGTACTCAACTAAACCTGGAGGATTTAGCTTGTTAATTATTGTCCCGTCAACAAGTGTTACCTCTTTATTGTTGCCATTATAGGATGTTGTTATTTTGCTGGGAGTAACCGGCAACAAAACATACCCCAGTATAAATGTATAAGCCTCTGTAATAATTATCACCCCTTTCAGACAATAAAAAAGCAACCTCTTTCGAGATTGCTTTTAATTTAAGTTTAATTGTATAATTTTGGGGCAAATAAGGGCAAATTTAAGGGCAAAATACATAAATCCTGAAACACCAGTAATTACTAGCATTACAAGGCTATTTTTCATTATTAAGGGCAAAAGGGGTATATTTTCTATTTATATATATATTTTATTATTCTAATATATTTATATTTAAAATATATTGCCCTTTTTGCCCTTACCCTAGTAATTACTGGGTTTTTTATGCCCTTTTTGTGCCCTTAAAATTCCCTTAGCAGGGCTGTTTTTGCCCTTATGAATTTTCTACAGGTGTATTTTTGAGCAATGCTTATAAATCAATTCTAGTAACTGCATTTAACGATTTGAAGTGATTAATAATATTGTTGGCAGAAATAATTCTTCCCCCAGACACACTAAATAAAATACGTTTAAAGTTCGATTCTGTTTCCTTGTATGTGACTATAAGATATGTATCTACAATTCTCTCTTTTTTCTTACCAACGCCACCTAATACTGCTCCCGGAGTTCCGAACAATGCGGCACCTACTCCACCCCTAAAAGGTCTTAGAGTATAATAGTTCCTTACTTCTTCTTCCGTCTTAGTTGATATATCAACCATTTTGCTCATAGGCAAGTTAAAAACCATAGAACCCATTCTAAACTCACAACGGTCAGTATATAACAATATTTCACAGTCCATATTTTTAGGAATATCTAAGCCATCAATGTGCTTAAATATTCCTCTACATATTATGCCCTTTTCCTTGTTTTCTTTTAGTAAACGATTTGTTTTTATTGTTACAATAGTAATAATTAAAATAAGAAAAAATAATAAAAACAAAGAAATCAAAAAACACGCCAAGCTGGAATCAGTTGATTGAACTATTTCGGTAATAATCTGTGTTGTTTCCATGGTATTACCCCTTTTTTTTATTTTATAATACTTCAAAAATTTTAAGCAAAGATTATAAATCAATTTTTGTAGCTGTATTACTTCCGTTTGTCTTGAACTGGTTTACAAAATTATTTGCGACCCATTCAGAATTTGTTGCATCAAAACCTATATATTTAACAACATCATTATCCATATATGTTATTATAAGGTATGTGCTGACTTTCTTTACTTTCTTCTGTTTTGCTCTGCCACCTATCATAGCTCCGATAGGTCCAAACAATACAGCACCACCAACGGCACCACCAACACTTGATACATATTGTTTTTGTATATCAACATCAGTTTTACAGCAAACATCTGTTATCTTTGCTAAAGGTAGATTAAAGCTTATTCCATTTGCTTTAAATTCATATCTATCATTATACAATAAGACCGTACAAGGAGTGTTCTCTGGCAAACTTAATCCGTTAAAATGCCTAAATACTCCTCTTTGGATTATCCCGTCAGCCTTATCTTTTTCGATACCTCTTTTTACTTTCTTTATGTTGGCAATAATTAATATTATCAATCCAACAATCACAACAAGCATAATAATTAAACAAGCATAATCAGACTGTGTTGCAGAACTTGTAATTTGTGTTGTTTCCATAATACATTCCCCTTTTCTTTTTTATTTCATATTACTTCAAAAAAAGAGTATTGTCAACAAAATTATACACCTTCTGTGCTTTTTTCCTGCTGTCTACGTAAATAATCCGACAACTCTTGAATAAAATCTTGAGATTCGTTTCGATTATTATAGTTGTTTGTCATACCACTAAAATCATTTATGATATTATTACCACTTGTATACCTTGCAACAATTTCTTTCTCTAAATTGTCTTTAACAAGGGAAAGCAAATCAGTTGTTTTTGCTGTATTGTCAGCTATCTTCTTTGTATTCTTTGCTGTTTTCTTTGCACTATCCTTGGCGTCACTGCCGTCATATGAAGAACTTGTGTTTCCGTTTGTTTGTCCCTGTAAATCCTTTAAATACTTATCACCGTCAAACAATCCGTCCATAAAGTTGCCAATAGAATTACTGATATTATCTCCCCATTTGGCTCCAGCATCAAAAGCTTTTCCATACTCAATCCTATGCAAGGATGTTAGTTCGGGGGCGTCTCTGCTTATTGTTATAGCCTTTTCGTTCTTTCCCCACTCTATTACATTGTCCTGTAAAGAATTTAATCCTGCAGTCCAATCTGTGTTAAAGATTGCGTCTATTATTTTTGTAACGACCTTACCTAAATCTAAGAACCAAGATATAATCTGTCCTATTAAGTTTGCGACAGCATCTCCGAAGCTATCAAATCCACCATTGCACACATTCAAAACCCACTCAATTATCCCTAAGAATGGAGTAACAAAAGCAGTCCAAATAAGCTGCACAATACCGTTAATTGCCCCAAGCATTGTGTTGTAAATAAATGCTCCAGCCATAGCAACAGTTCCACAAATAACTCCAAAAGCTGATTGTGCAACTCCTGTAAATTTGGCTATCGCTGCACATACAGCAAATATTATAGCTATTAAAGCCATAATTGCAATTACTATCCAGACGATAGGGCAAGCGTACATCGCTCCATTCAGTCCGAGTTGTGCTGTTGTTTGTGCCCAAGTTGATTTTGTCAACAGGACGGTTGCTCCAGCCAATATACCTTTCCCTATTGCAAGGGCTGTACTTGCAATAGCACTTGCCACTTCTATAGTTTTAATTATTAACAGCCTTCCATAGTAAACAGATAATGCTCCGATAATGCCCCATATAATTGGAGATATAATGCTCCAATTATTATATATAAAGTTCCCTACTTTCTGGGCTGCATCAAAAACTCCGTTAAGCACTATTAACAAGGTTCCTATAAATCCTACAGCATTACTAGCAACATCAGCAATAAACTTAAATCCTTCAACAACGTTTTGCATAAAGTCTGCAAATTCCGGAGAATTTACTAAGCCATTTATTTGTTTCCCCACAGGTTCAAATTCCTTTTTGCACGAGTTCGCCAATCGGGTCATTCTCTGTTCAAAAGTTAAATTCATAGCATTAAACTTCTTGTCTATACTATCCGTAGCTCCCAGCAAGGCGTTCTTAACAATGTCTGCCGTTATTTCACCTTCACTTGCCATGTCTTTCAACTGTCCGATAGGAACTTCTAGGTAATCTGCTATCTCCTGCATTACAGGTGATGCAGATTCAAATACAGCGTTAAATTCTTCGCCTCGCAATACACCAGAGCCTAAAGCCTGTGTGAGCTGTAACGTTGCGCTTGCCTGTTCTTGCTGTGAGGCACCGGCGATAGCAAATTCCTTACTTAAATTCTTAGCAAACTGTAACGTTTCCTGATTATTGTCGAACACGCCACCAGCTCTAATACCTAACTGAGCAACAGCATTTTGCAGTCCAAGGTAATCAGTTCTTGCTTCTTGTGCAGCGGCAAAAATATCGTCCTGAAACTGCTGTGTTGTTTGCAAGCCGTCATTCATGAGGTTTAGACGGCTGGTATTATTGGTAAGTTCGTCGGAAAAATTAATTGCTGCTTTTGTGCCCATAATTATGCCTTTAACACTTAAATAAGCCCCAGCCATTGCTTTTATTTGTCCGATAACCCCACTTAATGCGTTATTCTGTCCTCTTATTGCATTATTTACTTGATTTTGGGCGTTTCTTTCGGCATTCATCCCGTTAGTAATTTGGTCTACTTGTGCCCTTGCCATATCGAGGGAGTTGTGCATTTGGTATATTGTAGAGGTACTAAACATTCTTTGCGAATTAATCCTTACGCTGTCCATAGCATTAATCATTATATCCATCGTATTGATAATGCCCATCATAGGACCAGACATCAAGTCATTTAAGTATATACTCGCAGATACTTGTGCCATATTCCCACCCCCTTACTTAATCTTTTCCAGTTTACGGTAAGAATTATTCTTGTCTTCTTCGTATTCCTGCATACAGGCATAAATAAAGGCGACTTCTTTCTGCGACATTTTTAAAACCTTAGAGGGTTCCCACCCATATTGCGTGAAGCAATAAAAAGCTACACACGAGAGGTAATCCCCCTCCTTAATTAGTTTTTTGCATCTTCAATGTCGTCACTAACAGGCTTTATGTCAGCAAATGAAATAATAAAGTTTATGAACTTGTCATATTCACCGAGTGAATCGAACATCTCTGGGACAAGGTCCTCGGCTCTGCTTTTGCCATAGCTCTTAAGAAGCTCTGCGTTATGTAAGTTTGGTTCTGCGACAGCTGCAACAACCAACTTGTGCTGGTACTTCTTATTATCAAAAACTGGCTGTGGTCTATCCCCACCTGCAAGCTTCATAGTAAAGCTATTACTTCTAATTTCTTCAAGTTCTTCAACGGAAGGCTTTCTTACTTTCCATTTAATAATGTTACCCTTTTCGTCCTTAAAAAGGCTACTCGCCGGATATTCTGTTGTCTTTTCTTCTCTGTCCTGCTTAAAAAATACTCTTAAATCCATATCCATATTATTTTTTCCTCCTATAACATACCATCTAAATTCTTAAACAATTCACCTAAACTCCAATCTTCAAACGTAAAGTCCATTTCATCAGTAAGGTAATCGCCATCTGCGTCAAAACTAGCAAGAGTTAAGCCGTCTACATTACAATCACGCAACCAAATTTCCTGCCTACCTGCATCGCTTGTAGGGTCTTCATTTACGACCTGAATATCAAAATACAAGTCCTTGCCTGTATTCTTAAAATCTTCTAATATCTTTATAAAGATAGAACTATTTAAGTGGAACTTGCATTTGCCTGTGTATTCAAGGCTAGTAGCCTTGTTTCCCTTAGACATTCGTCCTAAAATAGGTACTGTTGTTTTGTTTTTCTTTGCTGTGGCTGTAAGGCTTATTGCCTGCATGAAGTTGTATCTATTACCATTTAAAGTCACAAAACATTCGGCGAGTTTTGCACTCACAGAATCTTTAGCATTCATCTGTCCCATTTTTATCCCTCCTCTTAATTAATAACAACCTTCATATATAACTGTTCCATGGTATTTACAACCTTAATTGTATTTGTTGCAACAACGCTTGTCTTTGTGTCGCCAATATCTACAACAATGTCATCACTTGTAAAGTCCTCAATAGCTCTAATAGTCATAAGGTCGTTACAATACTTAGTAAAATCATTTGCCAAAGCACTTCTGCCTGACTTATCGTTAGGGACTTTCCCTAAATACCTTGTGTTAAAGATATTTGCATAATCTGTAGCAATCTGGTCACATATCCTAACTGTCTGATTATTCTTAAACACGTCGCATTTTTCATCTGTTGTGGTTTTAAGACTGTTAATATCTTTAAGCACTCTTATCTCAGCCCCCACTTTATGAAAAACGAAAAGTCCGTTTTTAATAAAATCTTCAAGCTCCAACTGTGTATAATTAGAATCAATTTCAAGCTCGCCATTGTATGTTGTATTTACAAGGCTTTTGTTAATTTCACAGCTACAAGTTGCACCCAACACCCAAGCTACAACAACGCCGTCATCCTCGTCAGACTGGTTAGGCACTACGATAACACCCTCGTAGTCATAATTGTTGTCAGTATCAAACACAACAGCCTGAAACTTCTTGCCTACACTATCACGCATTCTCTTTGTGTACGCCGCTAAAAGGCTGTTTACAGAACTATTGTCTGTTACAACACATAAGCCATTAAAACTGTAAGGTTCTAATGCGTTAATAAAGTTCTGTGCTACCTGTGTTTCGTTAAAAGTACCGTTTGTACCTCCTGTAAGGTTTGTACCGGCTGTTACGGTAAGGTTTGCACTAGGTAAAAATCTAACAAAATCATTGTTTGCAAGGTCCTTAGCTGTTGCTACTGTCTGTTTATCTACAAGCGTTGTGCCTAAATATGTACTAACGTCATATAAGTCTGTATTATCTACATTTTTTGCAATGACTGTCTTTAAATCATTGCCTCTAGTGCCTGCGTTTTGGGCTGTACAGTAGACATTATTGGCCTTAACACCACCGCCATTAAGGTTGTAAGCATATAATTTGCTACCGTTCTTAAAAAACTCTCTTAAAACTAACATGCTGTCGTCACTATAGTCGTGTGCTAATATTTTAGTAGAGTTTGTTAAAAAATCTTCTGCTGTAATCTCTGTTACCACTCCCTGTGCCAACCAATCACTAGCAAAACACATAGCACCAGTACCTCTTTCAGACATACCATTATTATTAGTTGTTGCACTTACAAAATTAATATAAGCACCAGGTAATGTTTTGTTCTGTGTTACAAATGTTCCGCCACCTAACATTACTTTTTACCTCCTTCATAAAAACTTTTAAGAAGTTTATCAACTTCACCAAATGTGTACTGCTTTTCATCATCTAAGACAACATTAAGTGCATCAATACTGTCTCTGTACTTCTTGCTGTTTACAAGCTGTTCCTTTGCGAAAGTATCTTCTTTTACAGCTGTTTTATTTTCTGTTTCAGCCATTTACGTTTACCTCCTTTATGTTTAATCTTTCCATGTTATCAACATGATTTTCTCTAATATAAAAGTGTTCAAAAGCCACATTAAAACAAATGCAATCTTCCATATTTTCGATTTTCCTGTCCACCCCTCTCATAACCCTGTCATCAAGGGGAACATATTCTAAAGCTTTATAAATACCAGGAATAAGGCTGTTTACTTCTGTTTGCATATTGTCTGTATTTTCGGGATAATAGTAAACTCCTATATCAACTCTTACTCGGTATCGACTTCCTCTATAACATTCGTCACTAAAGTTATTACAAGCAACAAAAAAGCAAGGCATCTTTGAACCTTGCTTTACAGCTTCTTTGTATATTTTATGCTTTGGAAAACTCTCCGAAAGCTCTTTACTAACGTGATTTATAATGTCATTAATAATCATCTAACTGCACCCTCCAACCATTTTTGGATTTTTCTTTCAATAATCGCTTGACTATCTTTTTGCAACTCCTCTACCGAAAGTGCAAGCATCTTCCTACCGTGTACCCAGCCTTTTTTATTCCTTTTTCTGTGTCCATTTTCCACATAGCTTGCATAGTAAGTATTGTTATTTACCATAACAACGACATAACTATCGCCGTTGTAAGTGTTACCAGTAGTCCACCCTCGTCTAAGGGTTCCTGTTTTTACAGGTGTCCTTTTTTTTACTTTACGGAGCAACCTTGCTGTTAATTCTTTGGCAATGGCACTTACTACAACGTCTTTTTGCCTCTGTATACCCTCTAACTTGTCCCTAAAAGCAATAAGTTCCGAAACATCTGCACTCATCCATATATCTCCTTAGAAATTAAAGAAATTTCTTGATGGCTTCTGTATTTTTTAGGTATTCCAGAGGCAACAAAGTCTATTGTAACCCCGTCATAAGTGGTAACGGCAATATCACTGCCACTTTTAATGTCTATTAAAGGTGAGATTATAAGTGTTATTGTCTGTTCCACATTGTCAACGGTCTTTGTTTGGGTAGCATTGTTAGAGTTGCTATAAGATAATTTACAAGGCTGTTCTTTCGCTACAGTTACAGGAGTATGAGTAGTTGTACCATACTCGTCAACTTTTTCTATATAATTAATTATTGTACATCTACTGTCATACATCTTCTCAAGCTGTTTTCTCATCGCGTCAAAAGGATTACCCATATTACCACTTCACCTTTCTAAAAGAAATAAGCTGATTTTCTGCTTTTCCTAGCTTGTCAATCATCTTCTGCATCCTGGCAATACTACTGTTGCTATTGTCATAACTTATACTTGTTTCACCCTCGGATATGGAAGAAATGTTTCCATTCTCCACTCCTTCCATATCGCCTAAAGCAAGTTTATTTTGTAAATATTTTTGACATACAAGACTTACCCAACAAGAGTTAAGTTCGGCAGGCACCTCTTTAATATTGCAATAATTTAATATATAGTCCCTGACCTCGTCGATTAAGATTTCTAAAATCTCATTCTCCCCGTCAGGGATATTGTAGCCTAGCAATTTCAGCTTGTTTGCTACCTGTTTACTTGTAACCATATTATCAGCCCTTTGAAATAATTCTAGCAATAGGAATAGCCTTGTGGTTGATTGTCTTGCCATTACCATCGTTTACAAGCTCCCAGTTCTGACCATTCTTGAGCTCTTCGTCGGTTGGAGAAAGTGTTGCCTGCTTTTTCTTAGTGTAACTGATACCATAAGGAGCATAGCACTTTCTCTGTCTAGTGTAGAGGGTGTCCTGACCACCACGTGTCTTAGGGTCTCTATTCATTTCGTAAGGCACCTTAGCCCCGATGTTTTCGTAGTCAAAAGCACCTTCACCTAAAACATATGTGGTGTATTTAGTGTAACCGTCACCAACCCCACTGCCTGATTCAGGAACGTCAATTACAGGCATATCGTCATCAATAATAACTGTTCTGCCATTCCATGTAGCAAGGCCAAGTTCTCTCTGGATACCATCCTTGTCGGTATGCTTTAAATAAGCAAGAAGATTAAGATTTTCAAGGTTTGTAGCTACAGATGAGTGCATGATAACCATTGTGAATTTACTCTTGTTGTCACCACCAGCTTTCTGAATTGCACTGTTGAGTGTTGAAGGACCTGCCATACCATCATTTTCTGATGTAATATCGTAAGTGTGGTTGTTAACAAATGCCTCATTCGCCTTACCTGTCATACTAAAGACCCCTTCAAGGATTGCGAGCAATGTTCCCTGGTCGACACCGTCAAAGTATTCTGACACCTGCTGTGCCACATTGTCCATAAAGTCGACACCACCAGTAATATCAACAGCGAAGTCGCCTTCTACCCACGCCTTTGCTCTACCTACAACAACAACGCCTCTTTCATATGTTGTTGTAGTTGTTGCTGTAATATCCTCTGTACCGTCATAATTAAGGACGTCGCCATCAAGTAAGCCATACATAGGTAATATTGCATAAGATGTACCTGTCTGACTACTAAAAGCGTTTTTAATTTCTGCATTACCTTTTAAAGCTCCACTTTTAATAAGTTCATTCTTCTTTAACTGTGGAATCTTATTTATATATCTACCGAAAGCCTGCGGATTAAACGATTTTGTTTCAAATTTTGCCATTTATTATTCCTCCTTTAAAATTTTGCCTCTGGATGCTTTTCTAAATAAGCACATTCTTGACTATAAGTCATGTTTGCGAGGTCGGGTTCTTTTTCATTACCCCCAAAGCCCGGCAAAGTGCCTTTTAAATGTGGCTTGCCGTCACTGAACAGATACTTTGTGTCTTCAGCTTCAATTAACGCTTTTAACTGTTCTTCAATACCTGTCACCTTTCCGTCTTCGCCAATCTTAATGTTGTCCATATCCAGTAAGGATTTGACAGCTTTTGGAGTTTTTGCATTGTAAGTCAAAAGGCTGTTTTCAATAGCGTTATTAATTTTTAAATTGTTAATTTCAGTTGCATGAGCCTTAGTTGCTTCCTTATTTTCTGCCTGCAAGTCCTCAATCTGTTTCTTTAACTCTTCGCTATCTCCAGCTGTCTTTTTTAAATCTTCAAGCTGTTTGTCCCTGTCTTTTACAACCTTATTTGCATTAGCCAGTTCAGCTTTTACGTTCACCAACTCGTCATTTACGGTTGTAATTTCTTCGTTGTGTTTTGCCAAAATCTTGTTGGCAAGTTCTTCACCAATCTTTAATTCTTCTAAGAACTTTTTCATTTTTTACCTCCTATATAATATTATTTAAGCCTTTTTATGTCCTGCTTGTGACGAAAAAGGAATAAGCTGTGACACTCATTCCTTTTGCTGACTAAAAACTTTTTATAGTTACATTTATTTAAAGTGGTTTGGTCGCAACCTCCCCACTAGGTTTAGTCCGAAGACATCGCCGCAATTCCCGTTATAAAAAATAGTTATACCCAGACCAATGGAACCACATCCTTTCAGTATGCGATTAACTGACTATTACTTCATTACTTCGACAAATCTATTTTTTCAGTACCGGCTCTTAATTCAAGTACAACAATATATCTTTCCATTGCGTCAATCTGAATACTATAAATAGCTCTTGAAGAAGCCGGCTTGAAATCTAAAGTACCTGCATCCCATTTTTCCAACATCGACTTAAGACTTTCGTATCTATTAACTAACTGATAATATTCAGCCTTAAATCTTTCCTTGTAGTCTTTGCTTAACATCATTTTTGCGGTTTCTTCCAATGTTAAAATCTTTTCCATGTCTTTTCCTCCTTAAATTTAACTTGTCTGACAACAAAAAAGGACAGTCTAAAACTGTCCTAATCTGCTTATTTACTGTGTTTGCTAACTTGCCTGTAACTTTTATTTGTTTTTATTTTTATCATCTTTAAGATTTTTATATACTCTATAACCTGAACACGCAATCGAACAAGCAGCTACTAAAAATAAAATCATAGCACTAACTTCTTTAAGAATGTATAAATAAATTAAAAATGTCTGCATAATTTTTCTCTCCTTTACATTAAAAAAGCACTTAACATCAAATTAAGTGCTCTCAATTTTAATATTTTTTTTCATGCTTAATCCCTCGTAGAGTGCTTAAAGAAACTTTCTAATTCTATGTTGCTCTCAACAAAAAGCTCATTTTCATAGTAACTGTTTATAACTTTTATCTTTTTACCCTTATAAAAATAAACTTGAATTTTGGAACCATCAACATCTTCTAATAACTCTTTTTTATCTATTTCTTTTATATTTTTTTCTAACGCATCACATTGCTTATAAAATATTTCTTCATTAGGTGCATCACAAATCATATAACGATACATTAAATCACTCCAATCCCAATAATTTATTTACACTTGAATTAGTTTTAGTGGCAGTATTATAAATATCTTCTATAGCCTGTTCCCTTGAAAGACCTTTGTCTTGAATTTTGTGTTCTAATAATTCTTCAAAAGTTCTGTTAGGATAATCCCTATCAAGTCTTTTTCTTTCCTCTTGGTCCTTCATTAAATCTCTTGCCTGGGTTCTATAAGTATTTCTTAATTCACAAGCTTCTCTCGCTTGTTCTTCAATGGATTTTGCTTTATCGATTACATTTGGAATATTCTCGTCGTGATACTTATACCACAATCTTGTTTGTCTATTACTAAGTGTCCCTATAAAAGAGCTCATATTTTCAAAATCCATTTTAGTCAATTCTTCTTGAGCCTTAGCCTTAATTTTACTTATACCTTCACTATCAGTATACTTTATTTTCTGAAATTCTTCAAGTGTCTTTGGAGCATTTTCACCCAAAACATCCTTATAGCTTTGGTACAGCTCGTTATCCACATCGCGATTTTTAACACTCTTTGAATAATAGTCCCAAGCCTGTTGACCTTTTTCCTTGACAAACTCCTTTTTCCACTCCTCGTAAGTTTTCGCTTTAGTATAGTGAGTTTTTCCGTCCTCACCCCTATAAGCTCTCTCCTCGTTTTGCGTAAATTCATCTTTAAAATAAGGAATTGTTGTACACCTGCAACGTGGGTGAAAAGGTGGAGAATTAATGCCAATTACAGCATCTTTAAGAGGATAATGTTTGCCGTCCAAACCACCACAGGTAGCACAAGTAACACCGTCAAGGGTACCTAATATTTCGTATTCTTCTACATCTAATTCATTTAAGCAATCCTGTGTGGCTCTCTCATTGAAGTAGTTGTATTCGCTTAATATCAAGTCACCGGCTTGCTTTAAACTAACATTGAAATCTTTTGCAATAGCTTGCGTATACTCGTTAGGATTTCTACCCCTCGACACACAATCTATTAAATCTTTGTGAAGTCTATTTACCAGTTTTGGTCTATATTTGCCCCATATTCGTTCAGAAAAATTACTGCCATCTTCTGCCCAAGGCTTAGACACAATCTTTTCAAGTAGATTATCGTCAATCCTAGTAAAATCAGAGTAAATTCCAACTGCATCTTGTATGTTAAAGGCTGTTTTATAGTATGTGTCGCTGTAGACCTTTTTCATGCTCTCTTTAACAACCTTGTCCACATCTGCAAACATTTCATTGCTTATAGATAGCACTTGTATCTTTAAAGCATTTAACCTGTTGATATGAAACTTAGCACTAGCATTTTCTAGCTGACTTTCTATGTAAGGAAGTTGAGTAATAGCAGCTTCAATACCGTTTTTTATATACTCTTTAACATCCCAGTTAAGCTCGTCCAATTCTTTGTTAGACATTAGCTTTTTAGCTTCACTTATCGTAAGGCTGTTATTCTTAGCAAATCTATTCCACCAATAGTCGACTTCTTTTTGGATTTTAGAGCTTGTCTCAGAAAAGATAGCCCTCAACTCTGCCTCGCCTATTTCAGCAGTAGTCCTGGCATTCTTTTCGTTCTCTATAGCCCTATCTTTCCAGTAATCACTATTCTTCGTCAATGCTGTCACCAGCCTTTGCCTTTATGCCTTCAAGATTTATGCTGTATTCCTCTTCATTTTGCTTGTTAATAAGCTCCATTTCAGTATTTACATCATTAACCCAAGGGTGGTTTTTAACAACTGTTTCCTTACTCAATACGTTTAAAGACTTAACGCAGTTATCTATTGCCTCGCCTTCATTAATAAGCACATCTCTATTAAAAACAATTTCAACATCTTCGTCAAAATTTCCCTGACCCGTTTGGGATAAATAAGCATTAACAAACCACAATAACCTCTGTAAAGATGCCTTGTATTCTGTTTCCATCTTGTTAGCGTCAAGGTCAATGTCTGAATACATACTCTGTATGTTCATTTGATTTGCGTTACCACTTAACCTATCGTCTTTGGCATCATAGCCCATAGCGTTCTCAATTATTGCCTTCTTAAGCAAATCAATAATTACCTTATAATTCTCAGCATTTACCTGTATAGACAATGTATCTACACCACCCTGCGAACCGTCAGCAGTTCGCACTTTAACAGCACCATAAGTAGACAAATTCTGTCTAAATTCTCCTAAGTCTTCACCGTCATAGTTCTTTATTACCAAAATGGTGTTTCTCGGGTCTTCTTGCATGTTGTTAGTATAGTTGCTGTACATAAGATTTAGGGCATCTTGTAGGCTCTTAACTTTTTTTAGCAACGGCAATTCGTTTCTGTTTGCCCTAAAAGGAATAAGAGGTATCTTATCCCAACCAAGAGGCTGTTCATTGTTATAAAAATAAGGCACTCGCCAATTTATGCCGTCAGGCAATATCTGCCCGTCGGTTTTTACTAACTTGGTAATGCCTTTTTCTTCATATATTTCAATTTTTAATGCTTCCTTTTCGGTCTTGCCTTCGTAATAAGAAACAGGATATATTCGAATAGCATAATTTAATATGGTGTGAGCTTCATCAGCCCAGCAAGGAATTAACTGCCAAGGCTTTATCCTCTGCATACTTAATTCGCCTCTTTCATCATATCCTATGTATATCCAACCAATACCACAGTTCAGGCTATCTTCGCCGATTTCCTGTATTAGCTTATCAAACTTAGCGTCAAAAATTTTGTTGTTGAGTATTTCTGAATAGATTTCGTCTTGTGTGTTAAACAATATTTCCTTACCTAACAAGTAATTAACTTTTTGGTCAACCAACTTGCCATACTGGTTATTAACAAGCCTGTCGTTCGGTAGATTAGTAACGGGAGTAGGTTCCCCACCTTCACCAATAACCATTTTCTTATAGTGCAATATATCGTGTACACCTGTATAGTACCTATTACCTGTTAGCATATCGGCTCGGCGTGGACTGGATAAGAAACGAGTTATCTCCCTAGACACATAGTCTATATCTTTCAGCCTGCGTTCCGCTCCTTTACGGATAATGTCATTTATGTACGAGGTCAACCACCCCGGAAACTGAAAATCAAACAATATTTTTCACCTCTATTCAAAACTAAATGTCTTACCTCTTGTATAACCCTCTACGGCATACCTCATAGCGTCCATCAAGTGATTATTCACATCAACGGGAACATTTATACTCTTACCTTCTTTGTTTTTATCCCAACAGTACGAACCAATTTCTTTTATGAAATTTTGACATTTAGGATGTATCAATATTTCAAAACCTTGCAAAAAATCAATGCCATTGTTTATACTATCCTTGCCTTTTCGAGCTGGCTTAATACGTCTTATTCCCAACTCCCTAAGCCTGTCTATAGATTTTGGTTCGGAGGAATCAGCTGTAATAATTTCTTTACTATAGCCTTTTTCTCTTATCTTTTGGGCTATCTTTTCATTACTAAGCCCTCTCTCGTATATTTCATCGAACACATACAAGACTTTACCTTTAACATCTATAAGTCCACAGAATAAGGCTGTTGGGTCGTTGGTATAACCAAAATCCAAGCCAAATGTACTTTCGATTCCCGGCATTTTCGTAATTTCCTCAACAGTAAACAACCTTTCCTGCCAGTTTTCATAAACCAAGCCATCTGTAATACCCCAGTTTCCTAAACCAGCAACTTGATAACGACGAGGGTTGTTCCTTTTCATATCTTCAAACACTTTTAAATCGCTTTCGTCAAGCCATTCGTTGCACATATAATTTGTTGACTTAGCCATTATGTTGCTATCTATAACATCAAAGAACCTAGCCTTTATCCAGTGATGCTCATTCCAAGGGTTTAATGTAATAGTAATCTGCTTAAACAAGCCTGGAGGTGTTACACCTCTTATACTTTCATCAAGCATATTAAAGTCATCTTCTGAATCAATTTCGTACGCTTCCTCTATCCATAGCCAACACAAGCAACCTACATCTACTGTTATAGAAGTAATTTTAAGAGGGTCATCAAGTCCTCTAAAATATATCTTCTGACCCGTTGGCTTATAAGTAATTTCCAATGGAGACATCTTGCAATCAAAAAGGCTATCCACACACAAACGATGGATAGCCCATTTTAACTCAGCATAACAACTGTCTTTTAATGTCCTAAATGTTTTTCTAATAACAAGAATATTCGATTGAGGGTATTTCATAATGCGATAAATCAAATTCAAGGCTGTGGTTTTGGATTTCTTACTGGCTCGTGAGCCCTTGCAGACCCTGTATCTGCCTTCAAACACCCAAAAATCCTTATATCCTTTACCGACCAAATCTGGCAGGTATATCTTAACATCACTCATCTAAATCACCCTCTCCATTTATAACAACTCTAGCCACCCCATTAACCTCAACCTTGTCGGTAAATAGTCCATATCGCTTACCTAAACATTTGGCAGCTTCCATCTTGTCTCTCTCATCAGGGGCTTTTTTCATAGTCCTTGCTATAGAACAGCCGTCACCAACACCTTCGACAACGACAATTTCTGATTGAGATTCGCCGCGCAAAACAGATGTCAAATACTGCATAACTTCCTCAGCAGTAGCAATCTTTTCAGAGCTGATTTTTTCAAGCTGTTCATCAATATATGTTTTAACCTTAACATTTCTTAACAATCTTGATGCACCTGACGTTGCAGCACCTTCTGATTTTACATGAGGATATGCCGATTTATATGCCCTAGTGGCATTTAAATCAATCAAATATTCATCACAAAATTTTCTTTGCCTATCTGTCATTTATATGCCACCTCCTAGCATTTTTATAATTGAAAAAGCACTATGACTAGACAGTCAAAGTGCTTTTTAGTGAGAAAAAATAGAAAATAAAAATTCTTTAAACTTTTACCCTACTATTATAACATACTATCAATGTGCATTGCGTGCATTTTTAATAAATTTAAAAACTTTTCGTCTCGCTGTTGTCCTGTGCATGTGTAACTCTAATCCAATTTGTTCCCATGTCTGAAACTCTATATACCTTAACCTAATTAATAAGCGCATTTCTGAACTTTCAATTTGTGAAATATATCGCTCTATTTTTCTTCTCTCAATTTCTGCCTTGGTTAAGGCTAAATTTAAGAGCATTTTATTGTCAGATAATTCAATACCTTTATCTCCAGTTGGGTCACTTAAACCACTACTGTGCGGCATTCCAGTTAGGATTTGCGCCTTTACATCTGAAAGATTTTCTCTTTTTTCTATCTCTTTTTTTAGATGGGCTATTTCAATGCTAAGGTAATATAATTGATTTAATTCTTTTAGTGTCACTAAATTACCTCCTTTATTGTATCAATAAAAGCAAAATACTGTTTCGCTTCGCCAATAAGGAGGAACCACAGCCTTATATCCGCATTGCCTTTTTATTTTTGACAACTCTTCAACTGTGTATGGAAGTTTTTCAAACTCCTTAGCTGGAATATTTCGTACTAATTCCCCCTGTAACATCCACGGAAAGTTTTCCACAGTTCGAAAAACGTAGCTAGCAACCTCACCATATCCCTGTGAAGCTTTCTTTCCAATATGGGTGATATAAGCTGTCAACAATACCTGTATTTTAGACAAATCACCCGAAACATAGAAATACCCTTCGTATGCTACCCTGTATTGCATATGCTTATGATAATTCTTTGCATAGCCTCTACCGGTGTCTATGTTTTTTGCTTTTAGTTTGATTTTGCTTGCGTCTTCAAAATGAAAACGCTTGGTATAAAAAGTAGTAGCTTCGTTATCTGATTTTAAAAACAATTTACTGCATTTAAAAACACCATATTCAGTATCAATGTATTGACCCAAAGTGTTCCTGACCAGGTCTATATCACCAGCCTGTTTTCCTTTGTAATAGTCAGCTTGCAATATTTTTTTTGCATACGCTGCTGATACTAGAGTGTCGAAATATACGTCATCTTGCAATACGCAAGGTGTCCTGAATTTTACATCGACTCGAAATATAGTCATTTTGCCACCTCCATGATGTTATTTATAGCCTGTAGTGCATTTTTAGCATCATACGCACTAGGCTCTGTGTAGTACGCAATGCTATCCATACTGTCATAATATCCGACAGCCTGCCAATCTTTTATGTCTTGTGAACTCCAACCAGCTCCTAAAATATGTATCCAATCAACTTTTAACTCTTCTTTCATATACTTAAAGACTTGGTTTAAGTGATACATTTTCGCATCTTCTCCCCTTAGCCCAGGGTTAGAAAAGAAAATTGTTTTTGTAAACTTAGAATAAAAATCAGCTTGTCGCATTAAGTCTTTGCAATCAACTACACCCTTCTTACTTGCTTGCAAGACAGGAACGACATCAGTAAAACCTTTTTGTCGCCATTTAAAAAAATTATACATAGATTGCTGGGAATTTAAAAATTTATCGGGGGCAATACAAAATACCTTTTCGCATTGTTTTTTTATCGACAAGTTGTTAACATAATAATTATTTAAACGAGACATATACTCGTCATCCATATCTCGTTTATTTTGGGAGAGGACGAACGCCCCACTATCGAGTATATAAATTTTATAGCTTCTATCTACCTCAATTTTTTCGCAAGAGCCAGAGAAGGCTTTAAGCCTTCCCTGAACTTTTTTATTTGATTGTATATATTTTTCTAACGCATAATTGTGTGGAATCACATATATCATTTTAAAAGACCTTCCAATTCAGTCATGTAAGTCTTGATAGCTTCGGCATTAGAAGCCAAAAACTCATCATATGCTCTAAAATCTAAACCTGATTCATATTCCAAAGTAAAAGCTCCATGACCAACAGCACTTTTACCGCCTAATTTATTCGCTTCACTTAACAAATTAAGCATTTTTGCAATGCAAGCTAATTCTATATCTTCAGTTGCAGAAATAGTAATGTTACTTTCCATTCTTGCCCCTGCGGCAATCGCTTCCATATCGTATTTCATCTGTACTGGCTCAGCTTTTTCATTATCTTCACTGTTTGAGATGTCAAAGATTTGCGACTTCTTGTCGTCTCTCCTAACATAAAACACCTCATCTATAAGGTCTTTAAAACTTAACTCACTCTGAGTTGTATTAAAACTATTCAATTCTTTACACACAAGGTAAAGTGGTGAAAAGCTAACCTTTCCCTGTAAGATTGTATCTCCAACAGCCGCCCCTAAAACAGAGACAAAAGGCAACATTTCACATAATCTCTTTTTATCATCCATTGTCAATGAGACGCCTGACACAAGTGAACCACCACTAAAGAGCGTATGATAAACCTTCAAATTTACCTTATCAATTCCGAGTGTTTCTAAAAAATCTTTAACTATCAACCTTCTACACTGTCCTCTTACAGCGTTTCCGCTGTAAACAGGAATACTATACACTTCATCTCCAACAACAAATTTCTGTCGTCTTAATAAATTTGTTGTTGATAACTTTTCTTCGCCAAAGTGAGTCAATAAACTTCTTAAATTCCAACTTAAATTAATTCTTTTCATTTTTATTTTCCTCCTGTTTTGCAATTCTGAATTCTACAATCAAAACATGTAAGTTTTCTTCAATATAATTTAACAATTCTGCCTGTTCAGGCTTTGATAAGTTTGCCACTTCAACAAAAATACCGTCAGTAGCTAATTTTGTCTCAAATTTGCTACAAAATTTATTACAAAAATTGCCTATCTCCTGTTCGGTATGTAAACAAATCTTTATCTTCGCGATAAACTCGTCCCATATTCCTATTATTCTTTTACCTTTTATGTTTGTAAAATCTAAACTGTTAAACAATGCTGCAATGACCTTTAATGCCATATCTTCTTTATTCTTCATTTACTTTCTCCTTTCGTAACATCAACACTAAAAATTCAAAATACTTGCGTCCCCTGTGAGGCTTGAAAAGAGCTTCCCAAGCTTTCAACTGTTCTAAGTCAACATCTTTAATTTTGACATATTCTCCCGTCAAAATCTCTTGTTTGTTAAACAACTTGTAGGCTTCTTTCATTTCTCTATACAAGCCTAATGTGTCTTTGTAAGGAACCCAAAATTCTACATCCTCAGCTTGCACAAAAAAGCTGTTTCTGTCATAATTTACCCTCGCCTTGAAAGCATTGTGCTTTTTAAAACTTTCAGTAACACACAAAATGAAAGGACCTTGTGCTTGCTGTACATTTTTATGTACAATATCTTCAAGCTCTACATTTTTGAAGAATACTAAAGAGTTTTCATCAGCATAAAAACTACTACGCCTGAGCTTGGGCTCTTTTATACATGTAGCGCACTCGACACAAACAACGCCGCTGTCGCAAATAAACCTATCCCTATCGTTGAATTTCTCACTCAACACCTTTTTTTCTTTAAAATAACTGTTTGTAATTTTTCCACATAAGCAACACCTCTTTTCTTCAGTAGACTTCTCTACATCTAATAATTCCAAATGTCTAGCAACAAGTTCTGTATTTGTCATTCATTTACCACCTCTTATCTTTTCCGCGAACTCCCAATTATCGTGAATATTTCCAACAACATAATTCTCTTGAAAATATTCTAAATCACAATAAATCCCATCCTTGCGTCTGACACAAAAGCAATTATCTAAATATTCTACAATACCATACTTTCCGAGCTTACTTAAAAGAATATCTCCTTCAAAGACCCTATTACCATCACAATCGTTCATTCCTGTATATTGCCCTATAGTATTCACATCAACATAATTAATTGTCTTGTCCGGGACAGGAGGAACTAAATAATTAGGGGTTATAATATGGTACATGTTAGGCAGACCCATTTCCTTTTGCCCATATAGTCCATATACCCATTGCCCGTTACTCTTATTTCCACTGTCCGTAACTCGACCTCTAAACAATATTTCTCTCACATTCTTCACTCCTAACTTTTTACTTGTCGGAAATCCCGACAGGTTCAAACTAAAATTCTCCTTCCGTATAAGGTTTATTCCAACAAGCTTTACAATGTGTTTTAGGCAAGCTGCATTTAATATTTTCATTGAGATACCTGACACATACAGAAGGTCGTCCATTATCTACTCGAGCGTTAGGAAACACTTTTAAAAAATGCTCCATACGAGTTTCCACTGGATGTTCATCACTCCATTTTTGCACAATTTCTATTGCTTTATCGGGACATATATTCTCTAACCCTTTACATGACAAGATAGTCTTATTATTGTCAGAACCTAGTTGACAATCTCTACAGTTTATTTGACAATTCTTGGTCATTCTTTTCTTCTCTTTAAAATAATTTTCAGTATATCCGCAATCAACTTTCATTCTCATTACCCTCTATTTTAACAATAATATCTTCTACATTTATCCCTTCTGTAACAGCTAAATCTGCCGTCATTAAAGACGCAGAATATATTTTTTCCAAATTTTCTAATGTCAATATTCCTTGTTCAAGTAAGATTTTATTAAGCACAGACAGCATATTAAAAGTACCGTTTAAGAAAGTATTCAAATCTTTAGCTTCTTTAGGAGTTTTTAATCGTACAGAACCTTCCAATTCTCCTTCTGCGTTTTTAGCAGCACTAAATATAATGCAACATTCAGACACATCTACAACATCATCTAACAACTTTTCCATTTCCTTCATTCTCATTACCCTCCAATTCAACCAACTTCTTCATATACCAATCAGCCTTTTTCATATCCTCTTCGCCATTCTTGTATAACGCTCTCTTTCTGTATTTCCATACATTAAGCAAACAGAAATGCCTTACTGCTACCCTACCAAACACTGTCAACATTTCATCTATACACTCCATACCACCGTTACAATAGTGCAATGGGTGGTCTATATTGTTATTTTCCAAAACTATTCCTCCTTACACTCCCAAACATCGTTTTCCACAGGTTCTCCGGCAATATAATTAGGGTGTCTCATCAACACTTCATTTATCTTATATTCAAATTCATCAATGTCTATTGTATTTCTTAATTCATTGATAACTTTATTTCCCCAACCATCACCTAATATATTTTCACCTTCTATTTTTTCTAAAAAGTTTTCTAAATAAAAAGTGATTGGAGAATCGACAGCGAGAAAGATTTCATACCAGTACCCTTTGCGAAACAAATCCTGATTATTGATATATTCTTTTTTACTGACTACTTTGACATCTGGAATTATACTTTTTAAGTCACTAAAAACTTCTATGTACAATAGCGTTTCTTCGCTTAACTCACTTAATTTCTTCATTCTCCCAACCTCTTTTCTCTAATATTAACAACTACTCCAACCTTTTCATCTGTTGTTGCATACTGCTTATATATAGTCAAGTCTGTAACTTGGTTATCATCGTAATATGCCAACCCATTCAGGGCATCTAGTATTATCTTGCTTATGTTATCGGTGTCAGGTTTGACGGTCGGAAACAACTCATTATTTTCAATCAATTTAACTTGTTTTTTCGGCATGCTTTTCGGAATTTTAAAGTAGGCATATATTTCTACTTCTACTGGTGTTTTAGCTGGTATCGGCTCTTTATTGCTATACTTTTGTTTATAACAAGTTCTAACAAGCGTTTCATAATCTTTAGTTTCTTTGGGTGTGTATGTAACATTTCTACACACCCTAGGTCTGCCCTTACCAGTCGGCTTCCCTGGTATAAAGAAATTTATCATCTTTCTTCTCCTCTTTATCGTAATTTATTTTTATATTTAGCCTTTTCAAAAACTTGTTTCGTCTAGCAATGCAGGTATCACACAGATGCCTTTCTTTGCTTCTATAACAGCCATACGCTTTGTACTCTTTGCCACAGATGTCGCACTTTAGTTTCACCCTAACCATTCCTTTCCACGATAGTAGCTATCATTAAAACTCTTTTGTATTTCAGTCTTGTAGTTTAATGCTGTGTTAAATATAATCCCTTGCATGTATCGCTTTGGATTTTTAACATCTTCGTCTATGCCAAGCCTAGCTTGTTTTTTTATTAAATATTTTATACTGTCATCGTTTAATGTCAGAAGTTTGCTATACACATATTGCTTAGGGTATCGTCTGTTACCTATTGCAACAAGCGTGTCATTTGTAGCAAGCAAATCAATCATCAAGTTGATTAAATCGTCAATTACAGCCTTATCATCTTCACCGAAATCATCGTAGCATACAATTTTACGAATTCTGTTTTCGAACAATGTAAAATCAATATAGTCTTGTCTGTCAGTCTGTGTTGGAAATGGAGTCGGTGTCGGAGTATTATATATATTATTAGACTGATAAGACGGATAAGACTGTATATTATTAGCATTATTAACATTATTGTTATTATTACATTCTTCTTTAGCTGTTAGTTGGCTGTTATCTGCCTGTTGATTGCCTGTTAGTTGGCTGTTATTTTGCTTGTTATCTTCATTATCAAAATCTTGATACATAGCCCAATTTACTATAGTTATGAGCCTGTATTTATTTGTTGATTTGTCTGTTAAAAAACCTAACTTTTCAAATCTTTTTAAGGCTGTTCTAACTTTCTGTGTTGTTATCTCTTTTGAGTTACATTTGCTAACGAGTGAAGGAAGTGAAGTAATAAATTGCCCAGATTGTAAGTCAAATATTTCTCCGTTATGCTCCCATTTCTTAGGTGCAAAGTTAGCCATACATAAAATTGTAACTAAAATAACTCTTTGTTCTAGCGTACTATTTAACCACAGAGGCTTGTCAATCAAATCCCTGTATAGTTTTAACCAGCCACCTCCTATATTTGACAAATAAACACCTCCTATACAAGGCAAGTAGCACACCTGCCTTGCACTTTATCATTTTAAAATGGTAATTCCTCATCGTCATCTACGATAGGGAAAAAATCACTATTATTGTTACTTTGTGCAGGACTTGAAGTAGTTGTTTGAGAACTATTCGTACTCACACTATTTACATTTTTGTTTTCACAGAATTCGAAATCTTCAACAACAACATCAGTAGAATATCTCTTCTGACCGTTATTATCCTGCCAATTGCTAACCTGTAATCTACCAGTAATAGCAATTCTATTTCCTTTATGGAAATACTGTCCTATATTTTCGCCACGCTTACCGAAGCATACACAATTGATGAAATCAGCTGTTGCATCGCCTTCTTTGCGTTTAGACGAGAATGGTCTTTCGACAGCTACAGAGAACCTGCAAACTGCCGTTGGCTCATTACCTTGAGTGAAACGAACTTCTGGGTCACGAGCCATACGACCTAGTAAAATAACTTTATTCATCAGCGTTCACCTCATCAATAACGCTATCTTCATCAATAGAAGGTGTTATATTAGCTTCTCCATCACTAAAGTCTATTTCACTACTTGTTTCATCAACTGCTATTCCTCTTGCAAAATCACTTTTTAGCGGAGCATATTTTAACACTTTCTTTAATACTGTTTTTTTAGCCATTTCATCAAAATCTGTTTGCCAAGGACCATTATTAAAAGTCTTGCTATATTTTCTTGCGTGAGCTTCTATTTCTTCTTTGCTAGCAACTTCAAAACCATACCCACCATTTACGAGATGATATACAGCATAGTACCAAATTACAGAACCTCTGTTTGTCATAGCAGGTTTATGTACCAATTTAGGTGTTAATCCAAACTCAAATTCAAATTCGTCATTTTCATAAACCTCGTGAGCTTCTATGCTTTTTAACTCTTTACTTCTATGAGCCAAGTCTATCAAGCCTTTATAACCTATTTGAAATTGACAGCTATTTCCGTATGGTATTAAATAGGCTTGTCCCAAAGGTGTATTCGGTTCTAAGCCTAGCTGTGCAGCTTCCAACATAGCTGCGATAAAACTTTCTGGCTTACAATTTGCTAATTTTGGTGTTTTAGTCATAGCTGTCAAAACCATTCTTGAAAATCTCTCTGGAGTTAAAACACTAGGTAATGCTTTCGCTATTTCACCCTCATAAATTTTTATATAGCTTCTTATATTCTTTGGGTTAGCACTATTCTGAGTGATTGTGCTATTTTTCTGTTTTGATATTGCACCTGAAGTATTAGTTGTTGTTGACATTTTTAACAAACCTCCTTAATTCTTAACACTCTTGTTTTTGTTACTTTTAAATATTCGTTATATATTTCAGGATTTTCGTCCTTTAATTTTTTAGTATCTACACTTCTGCGTTCTTGATTTTTCCAAGCTACTTTATAATTATCAACTAAACAATTTTCAGCTTCACCCATTGTTGCTTTAATTTTTGATTCATATCCTTTTGATATTTCTTGAAGCTCTTTTATCTTTGCTTTTAAATTTAAACACATCTTTACATCATCTTTTAAATTACTGTCATAGATAGTTGTTCCATTACTGTCTGGATAAAGTGTAGTTACAGTATTTTCAGTACTTGAACTTCCATCAATTTCAGGAATTTCATCATTAATAATGTATTTAGTCCACCATTCTTTTTCAGCTTCTATCAAGTTATTAATTTCATTTTCATCTCTATTTATCTCAAACCAGTAAAACGCTTTTCCTAAAACAAGTACAGCTAAATACATTTTTTCATATCCCATTACTGCCATATAGTGCATACATTGGCAGTAATAGTACAACGGAATTTCACCATTTTCAAAATCTGATTTAGCAAAAACATTTGTTGTTTTACATTCAAGACCAGCTTTTTCACCAACAATTTCTCTATCTACATTCGCAGTAATAAAGTCATATTTATCGTGCAAAAACATATAATTTCTTCGTTTTACTTTTTTACCTGTAGCCTCTGTAAATCTACGAGCAACATACTCTTCTAAATCGCTACCTATTCTCATAGCTTCATTATCTTCAGTATTAGGAAGATAACCTTTTTTGTCTGCCCAAAGGGTATAAGAACTTTTCCAGTTATTAAGTCCAACTATTACAGACGCATCACTTCCACCTAGAGATTTTCTTCGCAGATTACGCCATTCTTCTATATCCATACCTTTTGTTGATGTTAATATTCGCATATTTAATCTCCTTTCATTGACAAAACCAAATTGTTGTTCTATAATTTGATTGTAAACATATTTCCAAACGTGTTTATATATTGTCCTCTGGTCCCACAGAGGACTTTTTCTGTCTCTACCAACGCACACATCTCCTTTTCATTCTGCTTGATTCTGCTTTAGTAAGCATTACCACTTGTGTTCCGAATAAGCAAGTCTTTAATTTTGCGAATAAATTTTTCATATCTGTCCCACCTTCAAATTGCGATTATTAACTCTCTGTAACACTTTTCTATATGTACCGTCCGCTAGGCATTCTGCTAAACAACTTTCGACTTGACTCCTCTTAAAGCCACAAGCCTTAGCCACATACGCCACGCTGTCGCCCTCTTTTAGATGGACCATATACAGTAAACAGATATTCTCTCTTATTTCCGGCATGGATAACCTTTCTTCACTAAAAGTACCTTCATTTGGGATTTGTGTACTTGCTTTTATGCCTAATCGACCAAGTCTGCTATTTACAGAGTTATATGTAACTCCTAAGATTTTAGCCATATCAGTAACCGTAACGCCGTAATAGTCCAGTAATCTTAACTTTTCATCGTTGTTTTTCGTCCATTCCATAGTTCCCACCTCCTCTCAATAAACCAAATTAGCAGCTACAAAAATGGCTGCAATAATTAACAGTATCGTCATTTATGTACCTCCTCTTTCTTCTGCAGATAAGGCAATATGCGTTTGTTGAGAGTATATAGCCCTCTGCCTAAAGCCTCTTTTTCCTCTTCTTCACTCTTGTAAACAGGTCTTTCCTCAGTACATTTGTATTTTTGCATATTAATCACCTCTATCAATAGATATGTTTTTC